GAACCGCTTGCCAGCGCTGATTGCGAGTCACTGGAAAGACCCCAAATGAGCAGCATTCGTGAAACCGCTTTGCAGGCTCTGTTGACAGTGTTGCAGGGGGTGGCGGGTGTGACCGTGAAACGTGGGGAAATTCTGCCCGTTAAAATCCCCGATAATGGCCTGATCATCCTGTTTGATGGCGAGGTGACCGTGGCAGAAACATTGCTCTCACCGCTGCGTTACCTCATCCAGCACCGCGCCGAAGTGCAGGTGGCGGTACAAAAACCCGCCGCCAGTGCCCGCGATGCTGCTCTGGATGCGATTTTAACGTCTATTGCTGCTGCCATTGTCGGCAATCCAAGGCTTAACAGCACGGTGGATGTAGCCATGTTGGAAGCCCCGCAAGTGACCGACGAACCCGTGGAAGGCGCGGCTGGCCTGAAGATCGCCACCGTGCCTGTCTTGCTGGAATACATCGCTAACACCCCGATTTCGTAAGGAGAAAATCCCATGGCCCGTGCTTACGGCTGGAACGCCCAACTTTTGCTTGCCTTTGAAACCACATATGGGACGCCGCCCGTGTCTGGTTTTAAAAAAATGCCCTTTGTCAGTCGGGATATCAGCGCCCAGCAAGGGCTGATTGCCAGCAACGTCATTGGTTTAGGACGCGATCCGACTCAGCCGTATCAGGACGCCATTAATGTGGACGGCGATATTGTGGTGCCCGTGGATCTGCGCAATATCGGCCAGTGGCTGAAAGCCCTTCTCGGTGCCCCCACCACAACGGGTAGCACCGCGCCCTACAGCCATGCCTTCAAATCAGGGGCGACCAGCCTGCCCAGCCTGTCGTTGGAGACGGGACTGCCGCAAATTCCCGCTTTTTTCATGGTGGCGGGCGTTCGTGTCAATTCCATGGCGTTCAATTTTAGCCGCTCGGGCGAAGCCACCGCCACCATCAACTGCATCGGCCAGGGCGAAACGCGGAATGCGACCACCCAAGGCGGCACGCCCACCCAGGCCAATTATACCCGCTTTTCCCAGTTTCAGGGGGCGATTAAACAGGGCGGCAGTGCCCTTGCCAATGTCACCAGCGCCTCCGTCACCTACAGCAACAACCTCGAGAAGATCGAAACCATCCGCAGCGACGGCAAGCTGGACGGCGTTGACCCCGGCATTGCTGCGCTCACGGGATCAGTGGCGGTGCGCTATGCCGACAACACACTCATTGACCTCGCCAGCGCGGGAACGGCGGTGGATTTAGAATTTTCCTACACCATCGACGCCAACAACAAACTGATCATTCTGTGTCACGAGGTGTATTTGCCCAAACCCAAGATTGGCATTCAAGGCCCCGGCGGTGTGGAAGCCTCCTACGATTTCCAAGGGGCCAGAAATACAGCGGCCAACGCCATGGTGACGGTCACCTTGGTGAATGATGTGGCCTCTTATTGATTCATCTTTCACATTAAAAAACAGGAAAAAACCTATGTTATCCTTAAAAATACCCACAGAACCCTACTGGATTGATTTAAAGCTGGGTGTGCGTGTGCAGGTGCGTCCGTTCACGAGCGCGGTGTTTTATGCGGCGCAGGCAGTGGCACGGCAAAAGCTGGGCGACACCCCCTCAGAAAATACCGCCCTTGAGGAAGGCCGCCGCATCGCTGCCTTCACCACGGCGCTGGCGAAAGTGGGTATTCTGGCATGGGAGGGGGTGCTGCTGCCCGATTCCGAAGACCCCGCCCCCGTCAATAACCAAACCGTAAGCGATTTGATGAGTTTCTGGACGCTGGCCGATGAGTTTCGCACGCAGTACACGGGATTAAAGGAGTTATTAGATGCCGAAAAAAAGCCCTTTTTGAGCGCTGCCAATGGCACTTCGGCGGCGGCGCCCGTTACTGCGCCGGATGCCGTGAACAGCGACTCCCCTGTGCAAGTGAGTTAACCAAGGATTGCCCTTACCAACGCTACGAACCCCAGACGCTGCAAGGCTGGCAGGCGTGGGATACAGGGGTCAGGTTACAGGTGACGGGTGACAGGTCACTGAGTGTGGCTTTGAATCTTGCGGAAGCCCTCGGCTACGACCTGCCCATTCTCGCAGAACTGTTACCTTTTGTTCTCGCCAACTTCCATTCCGCTGACCCGTTACCTGTCACCTGATTCCTGTCACCTGCCATGGCCACCCGTAATCTCTCCATCCGCCTTGCCACCGAAAACGGCAAAGTCGTCGCGCGGGAGTTGCAGGATATTGGCCGTACCGGCGAACAAGCCCTAAAGCGGATTGAACAGGCCAGTATCCCAGCATCGAACCAGCTTCAGGCCCTCAATTCGGTTGTGGGTGGTCTGAAGCGTGTCTTTGTGGCTGGGGCTGCCCTGGCGGCGGGCAACCAGATTTTTGACAGCATCAACCGCGCCGTCATTAAAACGGCAGAGTTGGGCGATTTGGCCCAAAGCATCGGCATTAATGTCGAGCGATTGCAGGAATTGCGCTACGCCGCCGAACAAAGCGGGGCATCGGCAGAATTGCTAGATGATGGCATCCGCAAACTCAACCAGCGCCTTGGTGATGTCGCCACTGATGGCACAGGCGCGGCGGCGGGTGCGTTTGAACGCTTGCAAATCGCGGCCCTGAATACTGATGGCACCATCCGCAATGCGGGTGATGTGTTCGATGAGTTCGTGCGTAAACTCGAAAGTGTTGGCAGTGAGGCTGAAAAGGCAGCACTGGCCTCGGATCTCTTCGGCAAGCAGGCAGGGCCGCGTCTGGTGCAGCTTCTCTCCGAAGGCGAGGCCGGCATTGCCAGCCTTTCCAAGGAAGCCCGTGCGTTCGGCCTTGTGATGGGCGAGGATCTGGTCAAACAAACCCAAGCTCTGGAAGACGAATGGAATCGTTTCACCCAGCAGGTGGATACCACCTACAAAACGGTTATTTTACGCACGGTCAATGGTCTGCGGGGCCTGTTCAGCGATCCCTCGCTGGATGAGCAGTTTCGGGATTTAACCGCACGATTGCAACGGGCGACGGCGGATTTGAACGCCTCACAGCAACTGAACAATGATAGCGATGGCCTGCTGGGTGGCCGCCGCATCGTTCAGGCACGCGAAGAGGTGAACCGCATCAAGGCCGAACTGGATGCCGTACAGCGGCAGATCCTCGAAAACGCCGCCACCGAAACCGCCAAACAGCGCAAAAAAGAAGAAGCGCAAAAGGCTTATGAAGCCGCCCGTAAGCAACAGGATACGGGTGAAGTCATCGATACCCTGCAGCGCGAACAGCAGCAGATTGAACAATTAAACACGGCCATGCGCCAAGGGGCGGACGCGGTGGCGCGGGTGAAAGGCGAACAGGCCGCTGAAACACAAATCCGCAAGCTCGGCATTGATGCCAAGAGCGCGGAAGCCATGAAAATACGTGAGCTGGCCGTGGCCAATGCCACGTTAGAACAGGCGGGCAGAGAACAGGCCGAAGCCCAAAAAAGCACCGTGGATGCCCGTGCCAGCGTCATCCGTTCCTTGGAAGATGAACGGCAGGCTCTGCTGCTCAATGAACGCCAGCAGTTTGTTTTAACGGCGGAACGCCGGCTTTCCAGCGAAGCCACTGCCACCCAACGCGAACGGGTGCGCGAACTGGCGGGTGCGCTTTATGATGAAAAAACCGCGCTGGAAGCCACCAAAAAAGCGCAGGAAGATTACGCCAAAAACCAAGAGATTCTGGCACGGTTAGAGGCCGATCGCGCCGCCGTGGGCAAAACCGACAAAGAGAAATTCACGGATCAGGCCGTTGAAAGACTCTCTCCTGATGCCACCGATGATCAAAAAGCCAAAGCCCAGGAGCTGGCGGCGAAACTTTACGAAGAACAACAAGCCGCCGATGCCGCCCAGCAGGTGTTTGAATCCACCCGCAACGATGCGGAAAAATACGGCGCTGAAATCGCCAAACTGAATGATTTGCTGGCCAAGGGTGCCATTGACCAAGACACCTATAACCGCGCTGTCGCGCAGGCGAAGGAGACATTTCATCAAGCCGAAGATGGCGTAGACGGTTTTGCCACGGGCGCGAAACGGGCTCTGGAAGACTACGCCAAATCCGCCACCGATGTGGCCGGGCAAGTGCAGGACGCCATGAGCCGAAGCCTGCAAGGGCTTGAGGATTCGCTGGTAGACTTCGTCACCACGGGAAAACTCAACTTTCAAGACCTTGCCAATAGCATTCTACGGGATCTGGCGCGGATTGCCGTTCGTCAAGCCATTACCGCACCGCTGGCCCAGGGACTTTTGGGGGCGGGCATCTTTCATGAGGGCGGCACGGTGGGCGCGGGCGCACCGTCACGCGCTGTCTCGCCGATGCTGTTTGCCACGGCTCCCCGCTACCATAGCGGCGGCATTGCCGGGCTAATGCCCGATGAAGTGCCAGCTATCCTGCAACGCGGTGAAATCGTTATCCCTCGTGAACAGGCTGGGAAAATGGGCGGCTCCAGCAGTCCCGTCATTAACATGACCATTGTCACCCGCGATGCGGAGTCTTTTCGCCAAAGTCGTGGGCAGATTATGGGGGATCTGGCCGTGTCCCTGGCGCGGCATAAGGGGCGGAATACATGAGCGGCTTTCATGAGGTGCGCTTTCCCGATGCCATTGCTTACGGCGCCACGGGTGGCCCAGAATACCTGACTGATATTGTCATCCTGCAATCGGGCTTTGAGCAGCGCAACCAGTCTTGGGACAGTGCGCGGGCGCGGTATGATGTTTCGACCGGCATCAAAAACCGCACCCAGGCAGCGGAGGTCATCAGCTTTTTCCGTGCCCGCAAGGGGCGGGCTTACGGCTTCCGCTTTAAGGACTGGAGCGATTATCGCGTCATAGGACAGCTGATTGGCCCGGGCAACGGCACGCAAACCACTTTCCAACTCACAAAAACCTACACCAGCGGCGGTGAAAACGAAACCCGCCCGCTGAAAAAGCCCGTCTCGGGCACGGTGAAGATTTACAAAGATAGCATCCTGCAAGCGTCGGCTGTCACCGTAGATCACACGACAGGCATGGTGACCTTCACCACCGCCCCTGCAACAGGGGTACTGATTACGGTGGACTGCGAGTTTGATGTGCCCGTGCGCTTTGACACCGACCGCCTCGCCATCCGCATCCAGTCCCACGAACTGTTCGTCTGGGATCAGATCCCCCTCATTGAGATTCGCCTATGATTCCCGCCTCCCCCACCCGGAAAACCCACCTTACCAGTGAGGTCACCACCCTTGCGCTGTGCTGGAAGGTTATGCGCAAAGACGGTGTAACGTCTGGCTTTACCTCGTTCAGCCGTGATCTGGTGGTGGAGAGCGTCACCTACAAAGCCTCCACGGGCTTTACGCCCACCGCCATTGAAACCAGCGCCGGGCTGGCGGTGGATCAGTTGGAGGTCGAGGCCATCCTCAATGACACCAGCATCACCGAG